CGTTGGTTTGAATACCGGCACCCCATTGAGGATTATCTGCTAAGACTTGAGTTAAATTATCGGCAGCATTAATAAAATCACTATTATTCTCGATTAAATTTAAATTATTTATTTGGTTAATTACCGCCGGATAATCTACGGGTAATAATATTCCATCACAATCTTCTAACTCAATCACTTTATTTTTAATGTTAGTTATTCTTTGTTCTATTTTTCTTAAATCAATCTCAGTAAATTCAAAAAAAGTTTCATCAACACCATCAAGTTCAGGTACTTTAGCAATACCACTAACATCAATTTCACTTCTATTGTCAAAACATAACCCAAGAATTCTTTGAACTAAAAGGTCGAATTTACTTTGGTCTTCGACTTGTCCAACACCAGCACTTGCACTCATAGAAACAACACCACTTAATGATTCCATTATTGAAGCCATAATGTTAGTTGGTTCCGAAACTTTAATTGTTTTATAGTAGTCCACTAAAAAAGTCCCAACTTTATTAACACCATTAACTCTATTTGATAAATCAACTTTAAACCAAGGGCCTGTTTCACCTTGAAGATTTGTATCAACATATTGAATATTAAATAAATCTTGTCCAGATTGACCAATGTAATTTTGTCCATTATCTGTTGAGTATGGTTGACCCGTTTGTATTAATTGATATAATTCCTTATTCATTGAAAAAGGATAATCCTGAACTAATATTGGAGATTTTTCGTATAGAGGTTTACCTTCAGTTTTAGGGTCTAAAGTTAGTATATTTAAAAGGTCGATAGATTTCACTTTTATATAATATGTTGCACCCCCATTATAAGCTTGTTGTTGGTCACAACCAACAGCGTTTAGTGATTCTTCCATAACAATTTCAGAAAGTCTTGGTTCAACATTCTTAATTGCGGTAATTAATAATTTTTTAATGTATTTAGTTGAATTACTTCCTTTACCACCGGTTGTATTATTAATATCTAAAAGTTGTTCAAATTGATTTTTAATTTCTTTTTGATAACGTTTAGTTTGTTCTTTAATTTTTCCAAGTTGACCGGTAACTGCAGATTTTTTTTGTTCAAACGCATCTCCGGCTTGTTTTCTAGTATCATCATATTGAGATTTTAACTCGTTATAATTTCTAGTTGCGGTAATTTTGTCTTGTATTTTTTTATAATCAAATCCTAAATCTAATGACGCCATAACAAATTATTTTTTCATTTTATAGGAACCTTCAGTTTTGGATGCGTCTTTTTCAATTAAAGTTTTTAACATCTCATCATCAACACCTAAATCTGAAATTGAAAAACTTTCACTCGTACCTGTATTTGATTTTTCCCACATTCCTGCTTGTAGTTTTGAAAGGGTTAATTTTTTTTCAACACAATCGTTAATTATTTTTTGTTGTTTTTCAATAACGGGACCGATTAAAGTCATGTCCTCAGGGTTTTTCATCATTGTTAACATTTTATTTTGAATTCTAATCGCAGTGCTTCTTTGTTCTACAAGTTCATTATAGATTTCTTGCATCAATGATAACATTGATTCTTTACTTAGATTAATTTCTTTTTTTGTCGGTCTTGCCATAATGATAAATATTTAATTTATTGTTTTTTAATTAACCATATTTTGAATCAATGTGTAATACATATTTTTGTATTTTCTCATTGACCCTCTAATTTCTTTTGTTGAAAGATTAGTCATCTCTCTTAAAGACAATAAAATAATATTTTTATTAAATTTGTTATTATCATTTCCAATAAATATTGAATCGTAATTTTCAAAAATATCATAAAGAGCGTGACCTAGTTTAATCTCATTTTCCGATAAATTTTCTTCCTTGATAAATCTCTCTAATTCAATTAAAAAGTGTTTAATAACTTTTTCAGAATCTAAACTATCATTCTCAATATAATACGCGAAGTTTTCATTATTTTCTAAATTTGATGAAATATCTTCATACGATATTTTTCTATTGGTTTCTTTTTGGTCTTTAATGATTTGACCCATTAAATAGTTTTTACATATTGTACCAAAATAAGAATAAGCCTTCTTTTCACGAGAAGGTTTAAACTTATCTATTTTAGTCATTAAAAACGAGTGAGTGTCTACATGTATATCAGTGAAATCCATGTCTTTTCTATATAATTTGTATCTTCTAATAATTGAAGATATCATCTTGTCTAAAGGTTTTTTTAAAAATTCGTTGTAAATCTTATTTTTTTCTTCATACGAGGATGATTCTAAAAATCTGACTACAGCTAATTCTTCTCTAACATCAAAATAATTTGCTTGTGTTGGTTTTCTACCTTTCTTTTTTAACTCAACATTTGTATCTCCTGTTAAATTAATATTTTCATTCATTAAGATTCTTGAGATTCAAATTTTATTGCTCTGTCATTAATGAAAAAATATTCTTTTTTTGCGGATTCAATCCAAAATTTAACTTCTTCCGGAGTTAAAATATCTCTACCATTTTTGTAATTCCAAAAGATTGAACCATCTCTTAAATTTGTATGTTTATAACCAATTCTCGGTATAGACATTATGTTAATGGAATTATGTGTTAATCGTAAGAATAATTCATATCCAAACGTTAATTTAAACGATGGTTTAAATAATCCATAATCAACAAATTTTGATTTTTTAATTACCATTCCTGATGATTGGAAATTTTGATAATCTAATAAAGTATCATGTGTTAAAATACCCATTTCAGGTGTAAAGTTTGCCGCGAAAGTAGCTTCATTAGTAAATCCAGCAAATTTACCTTTTTGGTCTGTATCAACAACTATTGGTAAAAATGCGTCGATATTAGGATATGCGTTTGCATAAACGTTAACATTTTTAAACCATATATTTGAGTACTCATCGTCAAATTCAAATAATGAAATCCATTCAGATTTAGAATTTCTAACACCATGATTAACTTGTGCGGCATAATTAGGGTCTTTATCCCATTCTAATTTAACAACATTTAAATCACCAAAATCATAATCTTTAATAAGTTCTACTAATGGTGTTTCATTTGTATGAACAATGACTAATTCATTAATTCTTAATTTTTGATTATTTAATGATTCGATACATTTTTTAAAGTAATCCTCAAAAAATGGTACGGTTGCCGATTTAATCGGTAATATAACTGATACGTCAAAGTAATTTTCCATATTATTCTTCTATTGTTTGTAGTTTATTTAATTGTTCTTCAAATGATTCTAATCTTTTTGTTAGATATCCTTCAAATAAATTTGTCGCTATTTTTTCAAAATCTTCTTTAGTACTTAAATTTTCAGATGTTTTAATTATTTCTTGTTCTAAATTTTCATTAATACTATCTTCTAACCAATTTTGTAAAAAGTCGGCAACATAATCAACCATTTGAGTTTTATTGTTTACCCAAATACCGTTATCTTCATTCATCCATTCAGGTACCAAATTTGGTGCTAAACCAACTACCGGTATTTTACATTTCATCGATTCTAATGGGAATGTACCGTAAGAGCTTGTCTCATCAATCCAAACAGATAAGAAACAATCTTTCATCGCTGTTGCGAATTCGTCAATAGTTAATCCTCTCATATCTCTAAAAGTTATCCATCTGTATTGTGGAAATTTAATGTAAAAACTTTTAATCATATTAACAGCTTCTCTTTGTTCTCTAGCGTGAATCGCTATAATTGGTTTTGCTGGTAATGGATTAGGTTTAAATTTATCTGAAATAAATGGTTTTAACACATCAATTGAAATGCCTCTCATAAGATTTTCAATATATTCTTTTTGAGTTTCAGATGTTGTTATACATTTATAAAACCCTAATTGCGACCATGTCTGACCTGGTTGTAGAGTTTCCAAAATATGGTCGTGAGCTTGAGATAATACAATTTTACCACAAGGTAACTTTGCAATTTGACTCATAACAAACCCATATAATTCAGGAATAACAATTAAATCTTCAGGAGCAATTTCCAAATTTTGACCCTCAATAGTTTTATGAGGTAATGATGTCATGTATTCTTCACCTAACCATTCTCCAACACCAGTATAATCCGGTGTTTCGTGTAAGATAATTGGATTATATCCAATTTTTAGTAATGTCATACCTAAATCGTATATGTAAGCAACAGAGGCTTTTGCATTACCTTTAGTGTCTTGTACTAAAAGATAAATTCTCGATTTTTTATCTTTCATGTTTTGAATTGACTGTTCTAGCTTTGTAATTTGTTCTTGTGTCATATTAATTATATTTTATTTAGTAATTTTTTATATAATAGAGTATTAAACGCTAATTTAAAGGGTATAGATAAATTGTTAGTTCCTTTAGCCCCTAATTGTTCGTCAATCTCTTCAGGCTCATCCATAATTATTTCTAACATTAACTTGATAGTTTCATATTTAATTATACTAATGGCGGTACCTTCAGTATCACCTGATGTGATATTTTTTTTTGGTTTTATTTGGACATAGTCATCTATTTTATCCAAATCTACATAATAGTTTTCTCCTAATACTTTTAACATTCTAAAATTTGTTTTAATTTATCCTCCAATTCTTTTATTGATTTTATAGAATGGATTGTGTTAATATTCTCATTATACTCAGTGTCGTATTTTATTAATATTTTATCTGAGGGATATTCCAATAATAAGATGGGATTTGATGTAAGTAAAATATCAATTTCATCCCACATTGAATTAATTGTTGAATTACTATAAAATTTTACTTTTTCTAATTGGCAACCAAATTTGGATAAAAAGAATAGTGATGCAGGTTTTGATTTACCTATTTCATCAGAAACTATCAGTAAATCATTATTATCTCTTAAAGAGACGTAAACCTCGTTTAAATCAGTAAAAGTGTTATATTCTGAAGACTGTGCGTGACCAAAAATTTCCATAGCAAATTCTTCATATAAAAATGAAAATAATTCATCTTCATCCGGAAATGAGAAATGTTCATTTAACGTTAAACTGTTTATCGGATAAGTCATCTTATATTCAAAAGAGTCTTCATTCTCTATACCATCTGTTTTATCAATTAAAAATTTTTGATAAGTTTGTTCAATTTTCCCCAAAGTATTTCGTAATACTCCATTAATTTCTATACCGATTCTCATATCAATAAAAGTTATATAAAAAAAAAGATAAGTAAACTAAAATATAGTCACTTATCTTCTCTATTAAATTAATGTTTTTAATTCTATTTATCTTCGTATTTTTCTAATATTTTACTTATTAATGGATTTCTAACGATATCATTTTTATCTTTAAACTCAAATGTGGAAACATAGTCGTCATCTCTAAATTTTTCAATTGCGTCCCATAACCCACTTAATGTTTTATTTTTATATTTATCAGACTGTTCAACATCTCCTGATATAAAAAATTTACTATTATAACCTATTCTTGTTAAAAGAAGTTTCATTTGACTCGGGGACGCATTTTGACCCTCTTCAAATATTAATATTGAATTGTCAATATTCATACCTCTCATAAACGCTAACGCAAACACTTCAATAACTTCAATCTCTTTAAGTTTTTCTCGACATTCTTTACCAATAATTTTATTTAATAGGTAATAAGATGGGAAGATATATGGGTCTAACTTTTCTTCAACATTACCTGGTAGTGAACCCAATTTTTCTTCAGCCTCAACAGCTGGTCTAACAATTATTATTTTTTCGTAAGGGGTTTTTGGGTCTGAAAGTAAGTCAATCGCAGCTTTCATTGTTATATAACTTTTACCGACACCCGCTGGTCCCGAACAAACTGTGATTTCACTGTCAATTAAAGTATCGTAATATTTTTTTTGATTTAAAGTTAAAAACTTTTCTTTAGTTTTTCTTTTAATAATTTGAGCAATTAAATCTTTTTTACTTACCGGTTTACCGGTCACTTCCGAGTTCGGAGTTGTTGTTGGTTTCTTTTTTCGCTGTTCAGCCATTTTATTTTTTTAATTGTTTAGTTGTAAATCTCAACAAATTTTTTTATTTCAGATTCAATATTATCACATTTTAAAACCTCATATGTGATTATTTGATTATATCCTAATTTTTTAAGTTCATTTGAGAAATTTATATGTATATCAGGATTTATAATTGGTGTCAATTTTATTTCCGAAATATGTATATGATTAATATAGTCATAATACTTACTTAATTCAATAATTGGGTCGTAACCTTCTAATTTTAAGTTATGGGTATCAATCATTGTTTTAATATTAATAAATTTATTATTTTTAATAAAATCAACAATTTCTTCTATATTATAAAAATAATTCCCCCCATAAACTTTAGAGTTAGGTTCAATAGTTAGAGCAATACCTGTATTGTTAAGTGAATTATCAATCCTTTTAAATATTTTAGATAACGAATCATCAACGATTCCATTTCTAATGGTAGGAGACCCAAAAACCATAACCTTAACCCCTAATATTTTACATATTTCAATTAGTCTGTCAATATGTTTATAAACTATTTTCGTATCTTTAATTCCATCACATTTAACATCATAAAATATTGACTGAATTGACTCCATTTTAATATTGTAAGAGTCTAACTTTTTTTTATACTCTATTAAAACATCGTTAGATAATTTATCCCATTCATTAATTTTAGTTAGAACACCTTCAATATTATGAATATTTTTAGTCTTTAATATAGTTAAGATTTGGTCGTTATCGGAGATATCCCACGCTAAGTTACTTAATGATAATTTCATATTTTTAATATATTTGTATATTTTAAAATTTAATTTTATTTAAAATAAAATCAACAATTGATAAATCATTCTCATCGTACAATAATAAATGTTTTATTTTATTAATATTTTCAATCTTTGAATTAATGTTTATTAATTCTTTATTCAATACGTCTTCAAAATTGTTTTCATGTTTGTTTAATATTACAGAAATATCTTCAATATTAACAATGCCATTTAACACTTTTTCATATATACCATAATTGTCATCAAATATTACGGGTATACATCCAAGTAATAAACTATGATAGAACCCTTTTCTCGATTGTTTATCCCCATGTGGTTGTAACGAAAAATGACTATTTAAATAAAGCTCATCAATTTCATTGTATGTGTCCACATTATTAATGCTAATCCATTTATCATCGATTACTGTATTTGTATTTAATACCTGAATATTATTAAAGTAATCAATTTCTTTTCTATATCTACCTGCATAACTTATTAAGTGTTTTTTGTTAATGTTTTGAGGTATAATATAATCTTTTGGGTTTTTTTTAATATGAGTACAATATGGTACCGGGATTTGATTGTTTGTACTTATCACATCTTCATAACAAATAACATAAATGTTTTCATGGAAATTAAAGTAATTTAAAAAACATCTATTATCCTCCCACATAACATCTGAATAAGTAATAATAACTTTTTTACCATCATTAACACAGTTATTAATTAACGGTAAGATTAAATTTATTTTATTAATTATTTGATTAACATCATAAAAATATTTCTTTGACCATGCGGTGCAAAATAAATAAATAGGGATGAATACGATGTCAGAATTTTCATAATTATTTATTAAATTTTTGTGTTCTCTAAACATATTATGTAACACTATCTCTAAAGAATATTGTGACCGTAAAAATTTATAATCGTCAAATTTAATAAAATGATTATTAATTATTTCATTATCATTTATGTGTATTGGTAATAAGTCTGAATTAAATTCGGGATTAATATTTAATATGTGAAAACATTTATTATTAGACATATAGACTTATATTTAATAAGTATGAAGATTTTTATTTATAATATCAAAGAATTAGAAAAAATTATGTCATTTTTTGAGTCCTTACCACCTGAAATGGATTTATACAATATATTTTTGGATAAACTAAAATTAAAATATGAAGTGGTTGATGATATCAATGAATCTGATATTGCTTTCATACCGATAGACTTTATTAGATTGATTTATGGGTCTATAACCCCTAGTAATCATAACAAACTTTTTATTCATTTAAAAAGTTATGACAAGTATTCTGATTTAATCCCAAAAGTTCAACCACCTACGTTTGGTGTTGGGTATAAAGAAAATTTTATTAAATTTTATTGGGATAATTTTATTAAAAATAACGTAGAATCAAATTTAAAAATTCCGCATTTTATTTTATATAGTTATGTTTTATTTGAAACTTCTTTTGAATCAATCGACAAGGATATTTTTATTTTAAGCTATGAGGATGAGGTATCTTTTTTTAATACTACCACAACTTTTAAAATGGGTACATACGACAGAATAATTACGATTCCATATGTGTTGAATAGTAATAGTTTATTTTCACTTCCTTCTATAAAAAAAATTATAAGTTGTGAAAAAAAATATGACCTAACATTTATTGGTTCTTTACATTCAGAGTCTAGACCATTACTTAATAGAATTAGAAGTTTTATACTACAATTAAAAACAGAAGTTTATATTGGTAGTATGTTAAATATAGAAGAGGAATTAATGAAAACAAAATATTTGTTTGTGTTAAGAGGGGATACCCCAACTAGAATATCTTTTTATCAGTGTTTTGCTTATAATATAGTACCAATACTATCCGAAGAAGAATTGTTATTATACCAAAAAATATTCACTAAAGATATTGATTTAAAAGAAAGTTGTTTAGTTTTACCAAATAAGGAAGGTATTTCCAATATAGAATACTCAAAAATTGTTGATGAAATATTAACTGAAGAACTATTAGATACAAATAATTATGTTAACAAGATTAAAAACCATGAAACATTGTTTAACCAAATAAATTATTTTAGTGACAAGTGTTTACCAATTGAAATCTCAATGGAAAAAATAAAATCTAATCATTCAAATAGAATGACTTTATAATATTATTTAAGAGCAATTTCGTTTACCAATTTTTTAATTTCATTTAATATTACCTCTTTAGGTTTTATGTATCCGGTTGACGAATATTTGGTCGTATAATCGTACTGTATTTTAATTTCGGAATGTATAACTTTTTCTTTATGAGACGGGAATAAATTAATGATTTCTTCACTTTCCAATGGTTCCGTAAATAAATTAAAAACTATTTCGTTAGAGTAATTTTTACCATACAAATTTATATCACTCACCAAATCATTTAAATTATACCATTGGAATGATGAATTTTTATTAATCATATGAATGTTATTATTATTCAATAAATCGTATAATATGTTTTTTTTAATATTTTTACTAAATAAAGCTGGTAATCTAAAAATCTTTACATTCTCATAGTTTAAGTGTTTTACAACCATTTTTTCAAAAAGATATCTATTCGACCCATAAGAAAAATCTTTGAATATTGGTTCAAAATCTTCGTCAACACCTACAGGTGAATTCCCATATACATCAATCGTAGATATTACATATACATTTTTATATTTAACATCGCCTATTAATTTAATAATGTCTACCACAGTTTCAATATCTGACTTCGTATCTTTATTAATTAACCATTTTGTTGAAGGTAAACAAGATAAATACAAGTCACATCCATCAGGTGGTAAATAATTATGAATTGATTTTGAATTATATTCAAATTCAAAATTTATACTTTCTTTTAAAGTTTGCCCTACTAAACCGGTGTTTCCTATTAATATTTTCATCGAACTAAGTTTAATTTAATTTCTTTTGATTGAACTAACATATAATCTTTTAATTGAAATTGTAGTAATCTTTCCGGATATGAGCAATAGTAATAATATAATGAATCTACGTGACCTTCATGACCTTTTAAGTTATAATTACCACCTTCATGAACAATATTTTTAGGGACTCTTTTAAATTGCTTTAGATTTTTATCAAAAAAAGATTTGTTTAGTTCATCATAATTATTATATAAATCACAATATTGTTTCATTGAATCTTTACTCCCATACGCAAATAAATCACATATAACATTTGTGTGGTCAAAAATATGAACCATTTTTCTATTATGTTTATAATATAAACTGTCACATGCCCAACAAGATGTACCATAGTCCATGTGAGTATGTTGATTATCAATATTAGGGGTAAAAATAATATCATGAGTTTTTATGTCTGAGATTATTTTATCTGTTAAATTAAATTCTGTCATATCACAATCAAATCTTATTTTTAAAACCACATCATATTCAATATTATTTTCTTTTGAATATTGTTCCATTAATTTATATGATTTATTAATAGAATATAATTGAGATTTAATAAAAATTTCTGGAGATGAAAAATTAAAATAGTTATCTTTAATTTCTTGAGATTCAATCCAATATTTATTATTATCTATTTCATGGTTTTTCATATTAGTGAATTTGTTTATTTCAGAAATCACGGAAGTTTCGGCGGATAAATCGTTTAATAAGGTTTCACTACCTTTCAATCCTATATTATCCCATGTATGTATAAAAACATGAAAATTTTCATTATTACAAAATTGATTTATCCCTTTTAATATTGAGTTTTTTCTGATATGACCACTTAATAAAATGGCAACTTTCAAATCATTTATGTTAGTATTTCTTGTGGGTAATTTTAAATATTCGTTACAATTTAATATTTCATTTTCTAAAAAACTTACTGTTTTTTTACCATGAACAATTAGTTCATGGTTTGTAAAATTTCTATTCAAGTATTTGTTAAATAGAAACGATAATTCTTCATTTGTCATTATTAATTATGTTTAAAATATAATCCTCAATAATATAAATTCCTTGTATTTTTCCGGTAAAACATGAAATTATATTGTTTGTTTGTTTTATTACTGGATATCGACTATCCGACTCATCATTTACTTTACTTTTTATTGATAAAAAATAAGAGTCATATTTAAAGTATTCGTTGAATTCCGGCATAAATGTCATAACTCGATTTTCAAATTCTTTAATTTTATTTAAAATAAATTCATCATTTATTAATTTTTTATATTCATCGATTTCATTAACTGATGAAAACTTTTTTAATGGTGTTAATTTAACATCGGTTAATGTAAACTTATTATCTTTATAAGGGTAGATAGAAAATAGTTCACCATCAACAAATGTCACAGAATCGAAATTAGTTGATTTAATTTTATCATAAATTAATGTTATGGTTAACTCATAAAAAAAATCAGTATTTATTAATCCCATAAAATTATTTGTCGCATCAATAACTAAATCCGAGTTTTTAGATAGTTGTTCTAATTTTACATTATCTATTGTTTCATATTTTATTAACCCATCTAATTCTTTTTGAAAATAATTTTTAACTTTTTTAAAATTAATATGTTTTTCATTTGTTAAAATACATCCTTCAGTATTACTAAAATTATGGGAAGTTAATTCAGACGGATACTCATCAAAAATTTTTAAATATGTGTTTAAATCAATTAAAGATAATTTTTTAGGTACGCAATAAAAGTTTTTATCAATATCGGTCACGCAAAACCCATAGTCGTTTATAAACCTATAAAAAGTTGTTTTACACAAATTTCTGGTTTCGTAGTTTCTCGCATAATGATAACCATAATGTAATCTATTTTGATTATAGTAAGAAGTGCCATTAAATATTTTGTCATTTTTTTCATATAGCGTGACATCGTGTTCGTTTTTTAACACATTAGACAAATGACATCCAACCCACCCTGTTCCAATAATCGATATCTTCATTTAATTATGTACAGTTAATATTTTATTTATTTTTTTCGTTCTTATATTTGGATGTTTTAAACATTCTTCAACAAAAATACCATCGCAAAATGGTGATTCAGGATGATTAATCCCCACTTTTTTGGCTATGTCTGTTCTTATGACAAATGAACCCCAATCAATTCTACATCTAATAGGTGTAGAGTCTAACACATTATAATTAAAATGGTTATGGATACAATTATACATAACCATATCACAATCAGTCAAATTTGACAATAATTCACTTACGGTGTTAGGTGTATAATAGTCCTGAATAGACGTTTGAATTACAAACTCAGTACTCACTAATTCTAATGTATTTTTTCGGTTAAAATGTCCCCAATAAGACGTTGGTGTTTCATTATATATCACTTTTATTTTATCCGAATTAAAAAAATTAACACACTTTTCAAGATATTCATTTTTTTCATCACAATGAATTATACACTCCCAATTTGGGTTTTGTTGTAATATTAAAGAACTTATAAATTGATAAGAATCTGTTGTCTCTTTATATGCTGTTGCTAAAAACGTTATCATTAATTTTTTTTAATTAGTTTTAATAGTTTAAGATAATTTTTATTTAAAAATGGTAATAATCTTTTTAAGTAATCTTCGTTTTGTTTTGTTAATTTATTGTTATCGTTATTTCTAGTTTTACTTTCATAATGATAACCAACTAAATCACCACACATATAATTTTTATATCCACTTATTACACATTTAAAATTTAATTCTACATCTTCAAAACACTCAAGATAATTCTCATTAAACATACCATTATCTTTAAATATATTTGTTTTAATCATCATCAGTGCTGCAGTATTTCCAATAACCTCTGTTTTATTTATTATATAATTATAGTAACAACTAAAATTTTCATGACCAATATTAAAAATATTATTTGAATTTATAGCTAAAATAACACCGTTGTGTTGAATAGTATTATCTTCAAAATGAAGTCGACACCCAACGGTACCAACTTTGGGTGTTGTTTTAAAAATATTTAACATTCCATAAATAACATTATTTAATAATTTAATATCATTATTACAGAATAATAAAAATTCGTGTTTATTTGTTACGTGATTTTTTACAACATCATTATTAATTTTTGAAAAATTATAGTAATCGTACTCAATTAGTTTTATGTTGTTATAATTTTTTATATTGTTTTTTAATATTTCTTTTTCATCATCCGTAGAACCGGTGTCCGCAATAAAAATATCAAATAACTCAGAATTACAATAATTGTAAAATGAATCAACACATTCTTTTAACATTTCAACATTTCCTTTGGTTGGGATTATAACCGCAACTCTACCAATATTCTTAATTGGTTTTTCTTTTATTTCAGGAATGTAAATTTTTTCAGGTTTTAAATCTAATGGCAAATTACTTCCCCACTTTTCAATAAATTTATCTTTACTTTCCCAAAATTCTTGATTCGGTCTCCCAACGGACTGATGTGTAATTTCAAAAGAAGATGTTACACCAATTTTAATACCATCTATATAATTAGGAATACAGAATAAATGGTCGTAAAAATGGAATCTTCCAATTGTTTCATCAAATTGATGATTAATTTTTGTTTTATCAAATGATATAAATAACCCATCAATAGTTACTACTGGAATTAAATATGGTAATTTTAAAGAATATTTACTTAACCATTTATTTTGACCATCGGGATGGTGATAAACTTGTCCCACCATTGTTTGTTGCATACGTTCCCAGTACACCCCTGATTCAGGAAAATAACAAGAACCGGCTTTTCCAATAATCCCATAATCAGGGTTATTTGAAAAATCTTTTAATAATTTTTTTCCCCAACCATTTTCTAATTTGATATCGTTATGACAACAAATTACAATATCAAAAATTGACTGAGAAATACCTTTATTGTAAATCTCAGCCAAACTAAATTCATTATTGTTTTTGTATTCTAAAATTTGAACGTCTTTTAAACCAACGGTTTGTAACAAATGTTGTTTAAATTTGTTATTATATTGTTCATCTTTATGTGTTGAGTATATTACTGTTATCATATTAATCCTGTTGAGCCAAACCCATTATCACCTCTTTCTTTATCTGTAACTTTGTCTCTTTGGTCCAAATGAACCCAACCCCCATTTACAACGGGACACAACACCGCTTGACCAAATTTCATTCCTTTAGTTATTGTTACAGGATGATTATTGGTGTTAAATATAATTCCTTTAACTTCTCCGGTATAACCACAATTATGAATTAAATGATTGTTACAGAAAAAATTATGATTATTTTCAACGGTAATATCATAAGTTTGTTTTCTTGTTTTTGAAATTTTAAGTATTTTAGTTGTTTTCATTTATAAATTGTTTTAATTCGTTAACACTATAGAATATTTTATAGTTAGGGTATGTTTTTTTTGTGTAATATTCTTTAATATCAACCTCTTCAGTGTTCCATCCTTTCATTTCAATAATATAAGTAACTCCATTTATAAACTCAACTAAAAAATCGGGAACATAATTTCTATTTAAATTATTATAAAAATATTTAATTCTAATTCCATGTTTATTAGTCCAACTTTTTATATTGTTGGAATCATCAAATAATACCATAGATTCCAATTCATATGATGAGGAATATAAAAATACCTCATTTGTTTTTGAATTATATTTACCTGTTTTATATTTATTTGATTCGTTAGATATTGTACCATTTGCATATAATTTTGAAATAATTATTGACATTTTTTCTCTAAACTCTAACGATTTATCACACCTTCCATCATTTAATGATTTCTTAATAGAATTGATGGTTTTTTCTCGATATTCGTCATTCTCCCATCTTTTTTTACTAGTTTTAGATATTTTATCTGTTCGTTCTTTTGATATAACCCATTCTTTATATTTCTCAGTTTTAGACCATTGAGTAAATCCTGTGAATAACTCCGGATTTTCTTTATGTTTTTTCTTTAAAGTTTCAGACATCTTTTCTTTAAAAATTGGGTCTTGATGTGTAATTTTTCTAATTTTAATTTGAGATTCTTTATACTCAGGACTACTCCAATTTTTTTTGGCTCTATCCGACATTTTTAATAGTTCGTCATCTGATTTAACTTTTGAACCAAAGAACATTTTTTTATACTCATCAGATTTTAATTGATGTACAAATTTTAAATGTTCAACAATTGAACATTTTTTTTCTACCCCACAAATTAAACATTTTACCATTATACCCTTTATCTTTATTGATAAATATTACACAGGTTAATAAAAAACAATAATCTCATCATTTTCTTTCACATCTTTAGCCAACAATAACCCTCTTTTAGTATAAACTTCACTATTAGGTGTAACCTCTAATATTCCATTGTCAGTTTCAAAAACAATTATTTCCTGTTCTTCCGTGTTAAAAATGTTGGTAATAATATCTTTTTCAATTTCTAATGTCTTTTCATTAAATGAAAAGATAACATCATTAAGATTTAATTCATTTATCGTTTTTTCACCCTTAATTGTTAGTATTTTCATATCTTCTGAAAAACAATCCACAGTTCCAGGTGAGTTTAAAACCATAAGACCCTGATTAATGGCTAAACCACTTTTAGTCCTAACTTGAATCTCATATCCATCTTTAATATCAAAGGATAGTCCGCTAGGAACTAACGCTCGACCGAAAGCTTCTATGGTAACATCTTCAACAGAATGTAGGTCAAAACCTGAATCACTATCATAATTATATTTCGGGGTTATTGCGTCGGGATGAATTTTTACAAATCCTAATGGTAATCTTGTTTTTGAATTTAACATATCTTCTTCAAGTTGTTTTAAATCCAAACCAAATTCACTCATTATATCATCATAACTTAAATCATCTAAATCAATATTCGCTAATTTTTTTAATTCTTCCGCTTTGTTTTTTAAAAAATCTAAATCTTCGTTAAACATTATTCTAATTCTTTTAATTTTTTTATTATGTCAATTAAGACTAATACGTCACGTTCACAATATGCAGATATTTCTTCTAACATATCTTTGTTCCAATATGCGTCGTGTACTTTATCTCCGGTAACTTCACCCTCTTTTGGTGATGGAACTTCCATTGAAGTACACATCAAGTCTAATGACCCAATCGCTGTATAAGCACCATATTGCCAAATTTCTCTAGTATCAATAGCTTTGATTTCCCACGGCTTTGTATCGTAAGAAGGTAGAATTGATGGGGGTAATAATCCATTAATAATCATTCTTTTAGCTGTCATTGGAATGTCAAAGTTTTTTAAATTATGTCCACATAGAAAAAAATCTAATTTACCACAACGGTCTAATAATTTTTGACATTCTTTTAATACCTCTTTTTCGTTGTCTCCGGAAAAGGTTGTTTTTTTTATATCTCCATTATCCATTACAAACGCAACACTCATACAAACAATTTTTGCAAATTCAGGAACTAAAGCTGTTCTTGTTGCAAACACTGTATTTTTTTGGTTAACTTCAATTTCCTTATCTTCAGGAAATCGTTTTAAAAACCAATCGTAATATTTGTCAAATTGTTTAGCGAGTTCAGGTCTCTTTTCTAAACAAGTGTCATAATCTTTTTCAATTCCAACAGTTTCTATATCTAAAAATAATATTTTAGTTAAAGGTATTTTTATCATTTTTTGTTTTTTATTTGATTAAACTTTTGTAAAACTCCGCTCTTGTAACCGTTACTTTATTAAGGTCATATTTGTCTTTTACGGTATTATATAATCTCTCTCCTAACTCAGTTATCATTTCAGGATTCTGAACTAATTTTTTAATTGATTTAGACCAATCACTATGGTTCCTACTTTCAGGGATTAAAATCGCATTTCCTTCGTCGGTGAATACCCCATTTTTTAAACAATGTTTTAAATCTATAGTATATGGTCCAATTTCAGACGCAATTAATGCTTTCTTATAGAATCCTGCCTCAATTACTTTTAATTGAGATTTCATTCTATTAAAGATGTGATTTTTAATCGGTGCCAAAGATATATCAAATTTTGAATAATTCATAGCGTAAGAATTAACCGGTTTTGTCCAAACTCTAACGTATGGTAATTCTTTATCTGAAATATATTCATTCTCTTTAAATTCCTTTAAGAATTTAATGTAATTTTCATCTAATGTTTTGTAATTATTTGTAAAGATACCCTCATAATTAACCCATACAGTTTCGTGTGGAAGAATATCTCTTTTCTTTTGTTCACCTGTTTGTGGATTAATTTCAGTTACAGAACCTCTTGTGTCGAACCCACAAATTACATATTGTAATTTATCATTAATGTCTTGATTCTTTTGAACGAAATCACCTAATAAATTTAAATCGTGTAAATGTGAAGACCCTCCTAACCAACCAATTCTGATTTTATCTGACGGTGGTGTTGGTTGATTAAATTGTTGTTCATTAGGGTCAATAGCGTTTGGTAATACCAAAACATTTTTATTGATTTTACGAATTTCATTGGCGAATATGTCAGTTGTGGTTGTAACCCAATCAGCTTCTTTTAAGTTTGCGACAATTTTCTCGTGAATTTTATTTTGAACAATAATACTATGTATTGGATGGTCAATAGTTGGTAACCAATAATCATCAATATCAATAACAACCACTTTACCAATTGATTTTAAATATTTAACAATTGATGGTGTTTGGTCATAGTGACTACCAATATTTCGATGCACATGGATTATTTGGTATTTATCCCAATACTTTATATCATTTATTCTTGGTTCATAATCAATATCAACGTGGAAATCGTCAGGATATAGATTTTGTAACTTAATATGTGGGTCTAAAGACCTGAATTTCCCTACGCCTGTTTTATCTGACGCGAGAACTAAAACATTTATTTTTTCTTTCATAGTTTAATATTATCACAGAAAATATAATTAAATAGTATCATAATATCAAGAATTAAGAAATAAAAAACCCCTTAAGTTTCCTTAGGGGGTTTAAATTTTAAAGTAAATAAAGTTTAAGACATTTTTTTTATTTTGGTTACTTTACCTTCAAACACATGTTTTCCAACTTTAAAAGAAAACACTTCATTTGATTTTTGTGTTGATTCGGCTAAAATACCATTTTCTTGCAAAACTTCCTCAACAACTTCTTTTAACATGTCTCTTAATTGTTTATTATTAAAACTAGGTTGTGGTTGTGATTGTTCTTGAACTTTTTGTTTTACCTGATTAACTTGATTACCTCGAGCATCAGTATTCATTAATCTTGCCGCTTTATCGATTAAATCATTAGATAATGTTGGACCTCCCATACCAGCAGGTTGTGAAATTGGATGTTCAATCATTAATCTTTTAATTTCATCCGGTAATTTTGATGCCATAACTCTATCTTGAGTCATTGGTTGATTAACTTGTTGTACAGGTACCGAAGCTTCTTGTAACATATCTTGAGGTAAATTATATGTTGCGGGAGGAGCGTTATAAGTTGCGACTTCTGGAGTGTTATACGAATCCATCGATGGCATACCACCTCTTGGTGTTTGATTATGTTTTTCCATTATCTGTTTGGAAATCATAAGTTTTTGAATTAAATCATTTTCGTTTGTCATATTATTTTTTAATTAAACTTTGAGATTGTTTTATTAGTTCTGAAACTTTTGGTCTTAAATCATTCTTTTCTTGATTGGATAAGTTTCTACGAATTTTACCCTCAATGCCTGAATATATTCTTTTATATGATTCAGCGGCTTTTGATAAATCAACACCCTCTAACGAATCAACACCATCTTTTTCTATAATACTATTAATCATATCATTAACGGTAGTAATAATTACATCGTTAATTACATCATCGACCGCAACTTCAGTTTCTGTTTCAGGGGCTGGCGTTTCCGGTGTTTGTGGGGTTACTTCAGAAAAATCTGCGTTAATAATAACTCGATTCATACTTTTATCCCCATTAGGATTATAGTTTGGTTTTGCCTCGTTAAATGTTTCTCCTGTTGGTTTGAAAGAAAATATTTTATCGGCTCTAAAAAGTCTCCATCCTGGTAATGGTTGTTCACCTAAATACGCAGTGTGTGAAGCTCCTTGTGAGTCCCATGCTCTAACAACAGGGTTATCCGCTTTTGAATAACCAAAACAAACGGGCTCGATTAAACGTAATCCTCGACCACCTGGTTCATCACCATCATAGTAAATTATAATCTTATCTCGTTTTTTTATAGCGTCGACTATAGAGTCAACAGACGCTATTTCTAAAATAAGTGATTTAAATGTGTTGTAAAGTTTCATTATGCACTTGGTGTCGTGTATGGTTTGTCTTCTTTGTATTCGTTAACAACTAGTTCAGACTTTCTTTCCATAATGTCTTGAATTGCTCCCGCATTTTGATTGTAAACATCTAAAAACCCTCCTGTACCTTTACCTTGAGTATCTCCATCTGCTAAAGCATCAGGATTAACGGATGAGTATTGATTAGTAATTTTAAAGTCATTTTTAGGAAATAACATTTTTCTTTGCATATCCGCAATTGCAGATAATTCGTTTTCAGGTTGTGCGAAATCTAAAGGTTCTAAATTTGCCATGTTAAATTATTTTTTTTATTAATTCGTTTATTCTTTTTAAATTTTCTGTGATATTTTTATTAATATCTCCAACAGTTGAATTATGGTTTTTACTTGACCTATTCATATTATTTAAATTATCTTTCGTGTGTGTTTGTATGAATTGATTTGGTAATACTTCTGCTTTTGCTTTCTTACCAAGATAAACATTGTCTCTCATCCCCCCTAAAGTATCGTTAACCCAATTCTTAACATAATGACCACCGTTTAAGATAAATGGTAAATCGTTCTCAAGTCCATTAAAATTATCAAACCAATTTTTCATTCGTTTTAATTGTTGGTAAGTAACTTCACGACTATCTCTTAATTCTTGATTTCTTTTGTGACCTTCAATGGTTGTGTCATCCGTATTTGCGGAATCAAAACATTGTTGTAAATATTCTACAACATCTTCAGGTAGTTGAACGGTATTTCCGTATAAATCTTTATTCATTAGATTTCAAAGCTTTGATTAACATATTAATACTAATTCCTTCTTTATCTGCAATTTTTTTAATTGACTCAATATTTTTTAATAATATTTTACTTACACCTTTATTTTTAATAACGTCAGAATTTCCTGAAGACTTGTTAACAACATCAGATGATTTAGATTTTTTGGTTAACATATCCTCAACCATTTTAATCATTTTTTGTTTTTGTTGTTCCTCAATACTATCCTTTTCTGATAATCTCTGTCTTAGTTCACCATTTTCAATTTCTTCTTTTGGTAACTTTCCAAATTGTTTTGCTCGTTCAATAGCGTTTTCCACACCCATCTCTTCAAGAGTTTTAACGGTATCATCAAAATCCATATCTTTTGTTTCCTCATATCCAAACGCTTCCGAATAATCTACCTCATTAATAACTTCATCAGACTTTTCTTTACTCTCACCATAATAAACTCTATAACCTCTAGTAACAGGGTCATTTGTAATTCTTGCCATTGCAACTGTTTGGTCGGTAGTTTTATGAGGTGTTAATGTTTGATTAAGAAATGGTATTTTTGAACTTAACATTGAGCCATCAGAATCAACTAATTCATCAATTTCTTTTTTAGGTTTAATACTTTTTAACTTTTTAGTTAACGCGTTTTTAGAAACTTTTGTTTTAGATTTTAAAACATTCCCAACAATATTTTTAATTTTTTTAGAATCTTTTTTATCGAAATCAATTCTCTCATCATTCTTTCTAGATTCAGTTAAAGTATCCGCAATAGAATAATATAAGGATATTTTGTCCTCTCTTTCTTTTAAAAAGAAGTAATAATTATTACTATAGTACTCTGTATTAAAATTTATCATATAACTTTTTCATATAAATACTTCGTTTTAATGTATTTATCATAAAAAAGATGGCACAACAAAATATAAATCAATACGTCTATCCAAATTGGGGTCTAAATTTTGCTTTAGAATCCTATGATATGTCTATAACATCCGATGAAAGAGACTACAATCAAGAGGTTGTGTTCTCCCCATATTTGATTGCTCAGACCTATGGTAATAGATTACCATTTTATTTTGACATTGATAACCCTTCTTGTGTTCAAGATTTAACATTAAATTATAAAAGTTATAATCAAAACAATATTTTTGTTTCTCAAAATTATTATAACCCTAAAGAATTGGATATAACTTGTTTTAATTCTCACACATCTTGTGATATAGGGTTAACAGGAATTGATAATGGTTTAGTGACCAAAATGACCGGAGAAACTATAACTTTTACAGAAGGAATATTTTCAGATTATTTAAAATTTGATAGATTACATTTTGATAGAAGATTAAAATTATTCCAAGTTACAGGTAATACTCAATCACCTAATGTTAGATTTTCAGGATTTAATAAAACTGTTTTATATGAAGTTGTAAGTAAGTATAGTCCTTATGAAGGTAGATACCATGAATTATATGGAGGTTTTTATCAAGGTTTCTATAAGTTATTTGGGTATGACTATGAAATATTTCCCGAAAGAATGAACAGAGGATGGTCTGTTGAAATGTTATTAAAACCAAGATTATACAACGAATACGCACCATCATCAGATGAAACAACATTAAACGAGATTTATCCTCAGAATAAAAACATATTTTTTTATTTAGGGGCAAGAGCTGAAAATAAATTTTATCATCATGCCGATGGTCACCCTAATTGTTTTACAGGATATACTCGTGTAACTTCAGATTTATATAATTGTATTCAAACTTGTGCGTGTTGTAATAGAACAATAACTAATAGTCGATGTATCTACGTATATCCGCCAAGGTCTTTAGATAATATTCATGACCCACACGTTAATTATGGTTGTGATGAGTGTAACGGTAACCCTCAACAAAAAATAACCTGTGGTTGTGATTGTAATTTAGGTCCATGTGAAACTTGTGGTTGGGAATGTCAAACTCATACTTGTGGTTCAATTATAGAACCTACACCTACACCTACTCCGAGTCCAACATCAACACCAACAAATTGTGACTCTGTAACGCCTGTGTGTACTAACACTTGTTATAGTTGTTCAACATGTTATGATTTTGGAAATTGTTTAACCTGTAAACCAACAGGGTTTACGTCAATAGAGTATACGTGTGAGACAAATCCATTATATGATGCGATGTCAAACGCATTATCGTTTAAATTATGTGGAGACCCTAAAAATCCTCAGATAGGTGTTAAAGTTTTAAGATTTACAGGAGGGTGTGAAACTAGTGGAAGTTGTTCAACTAGTGGAATTACATATACTACAGGGTATACGGTAACAGAATATTGTTCTCCTGGTGGAATTTACCCAACTTGTTTAGTTGATAACCCGGCTTGGTTAGAAGAAGAACACTGGTTTCAATTAGATGCTGTATGGGAAAGATACACTTGGTTAGATGATTGCGATTTATGGTATCGTGGTGGTTTGGGGATTATAACTCAAGAGAAATATTTGGAGTCATTGGCACATAATTCAATATCATTAATTACAGTACCTTATACACAACCTGACGGTATTGAACCATCAAAAATTGAATTAGTTAATTTAAACGAAAGATGGTTAGATGAAAAAAAATATAGAAGAGGAAGATTAAAAATTTATATCAATGGTAAAATATTTTACACGATTGAAGATTTTGAAGAAATTATTCCAAGAGCTTTAAGTACGGATAAAGAAAAACAAGTTGGTGTTCCATTTAATATATCATGGGGTGGAGGGACTCAAGGATTGAGAGAAAATTTAACATTTTCATCTTGTACATTACCTTATGGACCATATCAACAAGACCCTGAATGTTTTCCTGTTAATGATTTAACGGGAACTACATTTAATGGAATGAATACAAATATTGTTATTGAACAAAATTTCGCAGGAACATTTGAAGGGGGTATTTCTCAATTTAGAATGTATGTAACACCATTATCGGCTCCGGAAGTTAAACACAATTTTAATATATTGAAAAATACGTTTAGAATGTTTAACCCTGATTGTCCTGATTGTAGTACTGAAATTTGTCCTCCGGATGATTTCACATACACAATAGGGAATATTTCAACCACAACAACAACGACAATTCCTGTTACAACAACTACCACTACTATTCCTGTTACAACAACTACCACTACTATCTGTTACAACAACAATAATATAATCAATAAGTAATTTAATATGTCACAATCAATAACAATTAATAGTATAAATTACGACGGGGAGATTGCTAATATAATCTTTACCCCTGATGTTGATAATGTAGTAATTAATTTGGGGCAACAAACATTACCATTTTTGTTTAGACCTTATTTATTAACTCCACCTATAGATGTTTATGGTGTTTACACAATTGTTGTTATTGTAAACGGTATTGAATGTCCAAATATATTAAATGTTGTTAGACCTACTCCAACACCAACCCCAACTCAAACAAGAACTCCAACACCAACCCCAACATCTACGCCTACTCCAACACCAACTGAAACAAAATGTGTTCCATTTCCAACACTCACACCGACACCTACATTTACAAGTACCCCAACACCAACATTGACAAGCACTCCTACACCAACTCCTACACCTTCAACACCAATTGACATTTTAATTAATCCAATTATAACTGAAAATGATGAATATATTATTGTTGGTGATAATTTTTATTTAATGTATTAAAATAAAATTAAAAATATTTATAAAATAAAAAACAAATTATGGCATTAACAGGTAAAACAATCGGAGAATTATCTCTTTTACAATTTCTAACAAACGATACATTATTTCCCGTAGAATTGAGCGGGGATACATACCATATAGCATATTCGGCATTCACTAATTCAAACTATAACGAAGGAACTTACGATGAGTTATATTCATTCGCCACAGGTGAAACACTAACCGCAGGAAGTTATTATTTAATGACTGACTTCCAAACGTGTTACGACCAACCAAACTATGATGTTAATGGTACCCCAATAGCTACCGGTAATTATAAGACAGGGTCAACAGAACCTATATTATTGTTAGCGATATCAACAACAGGATTCTCCCCTACGGTATACTCAACATTACACCCACAAGACAAAATATCTTACGATATAACTTGGAATATAACAGAAGTAACAGGTGGACCGGCTAAAGGTAGAATTACTGAAAGAATTGACCAATTTAATAACAGAGCCGACTATGATTTCAGAGCGGTTCAATTTATAAGATATGTTGGTTATTTTTCAGAACAATTCTATAATGGTAAAATTAATTTGGATGGTACAACCGGACAAGTTACTACAGCACAATCAGGAACATCATTCACAACTGATTTTACTGTTGGTGATATTTTTGGAGTTTACTCATCTGGTATTAATGGGACAGCTAGTTTCCAATATTATGAAATTTCGTCGATAGTTAGTAATGTTGAAATGTATGTCACAGGTAGAACATTAGCAAATGTGAGTAATGTCTATTATTCTGCGGGGATAAGATTACCTAACTATATGAATCCATTCCAATGTAATATCACAGGAACAACTAATGATGAATTTGCGGAGTATTATACATTTAATGATGGGAATAATTATAACACATACTTGGGGAATAATATTGATTATAATATTTTCATATTATCAAATAACGTATTTTTAAGTGGGCCATATGAAAATAACACATTCGGTGGAAATGTGGTAGGTAATACCTTCAATGATGTTATGAACTCAAATATAGTCGGACCGTATTGTCAATATAATATAATAACAAATAATTTTGACGGAAATATTATAGGTTCATATTTTCAATACAACATTATTGATTGTGATATGGACTCAAATCAGATTGGTAACTATTTTCAACATAATATGTTAGGAGATGCCGATGGACAAGATTTTGATTTTAACCGAATAGGTTCATATTTCACAAATAATTTCTTAACGTTTAATAATAGCGATTTTCAAAATAATAATATTGGGGACAGCTTTAATAATAACCTCATAGATAGTGGATTCCAAAACAATACTATTGTCGGTGACTTTTCTCAAAACCTAATTATTAATCAGTCCTTTAATGACAATTTTATAGGTGATAATTTTTATGACAATATCATACCAAACTCTTTCTACTCAAATAGTATAGGTGATGATTTTAATGCTAATACCATATATTTTGACTTTAGAAAAAATTCAATATTAAATGGTTTCAATCTAAACACAATTGGTGGAGTTGACAACTTACTTACTTTTGAAAACAACCAAATTATGAATAATTTTAAGGGTAACGACATTCAAGGTAATTTTTGGAGTAACCAAATTAAAACAGATTTTAAGGGTAATGATATATTTGAGGAGTTTGGATATAATAATATAGGATTTGGGTGTGTGCCTAATACTTTTAGTGGAGTCACAATACATAACAATATCGGAGATTATTTTGAATTTAATACTTGTTATGGTTCATTTTCGTACAATACACTGGGAACAGATTTTAGAAGTAATGATATTCAAGATGGATTTGGTTTTGGAGGTTCATATAATCAGGGAAATAGAATTGGAAATTATTTTAATAATAATACTATTGGTGAATACTTTTACAACAATACAATTCCTGATAACTTCTATAACAATATTATTGGTGATTATTTTCAATGGAATATTGTTGATACCTATGTAAATAATGTTGATTTTACAACAAATTATGGGAACATAAGTGGCATTACTTATAATGATTTAGGAACAGGGACAACTAATAATACATACACGGCCATTGCAGGTACAACTAACGGTTTAGGTGTTAACGCAACATTTACTATTGTGGTTTCAGGTGGGACTGTAACGGGGGTTACTATAAACAACGCGGGTGAATTATATGTTATTGGTGATACAATAACAATATTAGGTACATCTATTGGTGGTGACACAGGTGTTATTACTACATTTTCAGGGAATGGGATTGGAATAACAGGGGTTACAGGTTCATATCCTAATATATTTGCACAAGGTACGGGTAGTGGTGAAAACGCATCTTTTGATGTTACAGTTACTAGCGGAGTAGTTAGTAGTGTAGTGTTAAATCAGGGAGGCACAGGTTATTTAGTTGGAGAGCTATTAACAATATCTGGAGATGTGTTTGGTAGTACGGAAGACATAACCATAATTGTTGAATCCGTTTATTCTGATGATGTAATCATTACGGTTACAAGTATTAGTCAAAACCCTTCAGTTTATGAGTTATATACTTGTAATATCTTCAAAAATTCTGCATTATCAAATAGGTTATCTTACTACGATGGAAGTGATGTATTAAACATAATAAATATAAACGAATAATAATGGCAAGAACAAAATATATTGTAGATAATTTATCGGGGCAAACGATAAATGGTAATGTAACCATAAATGGGAATTTAAGTGTTACAGGTGTAACAACAGGAAATTTGGCGACTTACAAAGCGTTATTAACTGATATAGGTTCTCAGACCGGCACAACCTTAAATGATTTTGGTGGTCTTAATGGTGGTTTTATTATAGGTGAAACTTACACGATAGTCAATTATGTTAGTGGTGATAGTTTTAGTAATATTGCTAATGTAACAAGTGGAGTTATAGACACAACGGGATGTATATTCATTGCAACAGGGGAAACCCCAACAAATTGGAATAACGGTTCTACTTTAGTATCTAGTGCTACTTTAGTGGTAACAGTATTAGAAAATAACTTGGGATTCGATATTGAGTGGATTAAGGATTTTACAGGAGTTTATGTAGGGTTTAATTCAACTACAGGCCCACTGTATAATACTTTTAATAGAAATTCAACATTCCTTCTAGGTGGGAATCAAACACCCATTTTTGGACCTAACCCAATAGAAACTTTTATATTTCCTAATAATTTTAATGAGAAAGACGATAGTATTATTCTTTTTGTTGTTGATTTAAGTGTTCCTGAACCAGTTGACAATAGTTTATACTACTACTCGATTGAAATTCAAATTCTACAAGATTTAGATACCACACCAACAGTAATAAGTGGAACTACAACATCATTTCCTTTCACAAATGTAAGTGTTGAGTTTTATTGTGGAGATATGTTTATTCAATCTTTTTACACAAGTGGTGGTACTATTGTTAATGACATATCTGAAGTTGTTACCGTATTGAATACAGATACTAATACAAGTTTTCTTGGTACGTTTTCTGACGATGGTGGGAACATAATTTTAACTATGTCAACAAATCTTGAAACTCAGTTCTGTGCTAATAGCACATTAACATTTTATGTTTTCAATGACTAATAAAAAAATTAAAACTGAAAAAAAATGATAAAATATATTAAAAGAAAAAGTGATAATAAGTTTCTACAATCTTTAGAAAATGATGTTTGGGTTGATAACTCAAAAGATGCTTATGAAATGACACACAGAGAGTGTGAGGACACTAAAACTACATTACTTAATACATATACTTCTGAAGAAATTACGGAAGTTTTTAATATGTTTAAGAGTAAACCGAAGTCAAGAGAAGAAAAGAAAGAATCCCTTAATTTATTAAAAAATAAATAATATGAGAATAAATATTTTAACAGAAAACGATAAGGTAGAACAAGTTAGAGAATCTTGGGTAAATAAAAATGTTATGAAAATACCTTGTTCCCCAACAGGAGAAGAACCTGCAACTCATTGGTTTTGTACAATGGCCGGTTCTGAAGAAAAAATGATGCTGATTTACAATAAAAAAAACTTATCTATAATGGAGTTAGGAATCGGTCCAAAAGAATTCCTTAATAAATGGGGAGTGAAGATTATAAAATAGTAAAAGGGTTTATTAATGACGATGAGGTTTTACAAATCGTTAGTTGGGTTGATTCGTTAAATCCGGAAGATGGTGACCCCAATTATCACTTAAGTGAAATTTCAAAAGCACTAAAGGGTAAATCTTGTATTATAGACATTTCAAATACTGAACTTACAAACTACATTACAAATTTTCAATCAGTTTCTAAAGTTTCAAAACAAGAAGTCCCACAAATTATAATGGACATCTTTGAAAGAATTTCAAAGGAAAATAATATACCTCTTGACAATGTATTTCTTCAAGCGGTTGATATGAATAAAGGTGGTAGAATACAACCACATTACGACGCATCTGTTGAAGGATACATTAATTACAAATGTAATATAAGTGTTTTATCTGAAGATTATAAAATTTTCATAGATAAATCATCCCCAACTATAGAACAAAAAGATTTATATTGTTTTGAAGCGTCTTTATTTAAACATTGGACAGAGGAGTTTAACTCTCGAAGAGTTTTTTTAAGTTTTGGTTTTTTAGTACCATACAATGTTTTAGGTAGAAATGAAAATGACCCAAGAATAAGATTAAGCCGTAGAATTGAAAACTATTTTCAAAAAAATAATAATTAACAAATATTAAATCCCCCAAATTAAATGGGGGGATTTATTTTTTTAGTTTGTTGAGTAAATACTGATTTCACAAGTATTTATAGGATAAATAACTTTAGACATATAGATGGCAAATATACCTATTTCACAGTTACCTCAAGCGTTTTCGGCATTTCCGGAATCTCTTTTAGTTATAGTAAACTATGACCTGGTACCTACCGGACAAACAAATTACATATATTATTCAGCCTTAACCGCACAATTTAGTTCCGGTACTTCGGGTACTTCGGGTACATCAGGTACTTCGGGTACATCAGGTACAAGTGGAAAAAGTTTCATTTGGAAAGGTACTTGGTCTCCTTCAATTAATTATGATGATGGGGATGTTGTTTATTATAATGGTAGTTCAT